TCTAACATTCATGCTTGAAGAAAGAATTGATTGATCATATGCATCAATCTGAGTTAGTAATGTTGATCTTCTGAAGGTTTTACCAAATCCTTTTAATACTGTATTAAAATGAGTAGTAATAAGTTCTTTTACTCTACCTTCAATATTACCAGATTTTAGACCAGTAAGATTAGGATCCCATTGAACTCTTGTATCTAGTTCAAAATTTAAAACTACTGGATCTACAAATTTTGTTCCAATAGCCATAATTCCAAGATTGTTTGCATATGTATTAACTATATTTGCTTTAATATCTGTTTGTTCTGCTACAGTAGTAGTATTAGCAAATTGAGTGCTAATATAAACACATCCATAATCAACTGGAATATTATCTTGACTACCCCAACAAGCTACTGCTTCTATTTGTGGAAAATTAGCTTTGATCATAGATTCATAATCAAGAGCTGTAACTAATCTTTGTTGAGTAGCAAATGCTGCTGGAGCTAACTGCTTAATAGTATCAATAGACTGTAATTCTGAACCACTAATAGATTTTGTAATTCCAATAACATTTACGGGGTAACTTTGACCAAGTACACCAATGGTATCATTAGCTGTAAATGTAACTCCACCATTGCCAACAGATCCTGCTGTGCTAAGATAATTAATAATAATTTTATTACCAGCAACTGGAGCTCTACCAAATGATACACCATCACCAAAATTTAACTCATAATATCCATTAGGCATTTCTCTTAATGTATAATAAGCTGAAGTAGAATCTACTGTTACTGCTCTACTTAATTCAGTATAAGTGTCGTAATCTTCTGATGTTGTAGAATTATATACATCTACAACTGCAGTTTTAATATCCATATTTGGATCTGGTATTATATAAACTTGTCTATCAGATGTTTCACCAACATAAAAAGTTTTTGTAGTTACTTTACCTTCATATGCCATAATTTCTTGAACACCAGTATCTGTTGTAAATGTATATACGCCATTTGCTTCTATACCAGTATATTTTTGTCTAGTATGAAATTGATATGTATTGCCATCAATATTTGTATTAAAAGTAAAACCAGAAGGAAGAAGAATTGAAGTAGGTCTTCCTACAACTAAACCAGTATTGATACTTACTCTTAATGTAACTTTTGAAGATGTTTTTGATGCAACATCTAAACCAAGCATTTCTGCGTGTGATACTACCGAAGGTCTTAATTGTGCTGTATCAAGAAATGATTCGTTTAATGCAAAATTAGCTATAAGTCCATTATAGTGTGTATTATATGCTAATACATCTAAAATATTATTTAAACCCGATGCTTCAAAATCATAATCTGCAAACTCAGATTTTGCTTTGAAAAAAGTTTTTAATGAAGACTTAATATTTTCAAAGTCAAGCTGCGTTGATGTAATATTAGTTGCCATTTATCTTAGCCTCGCTACTGATGTTTCAATGACTTCTATTGAGCCTGTTGAAATTACTTGAAACTCTATTCTACAAAAAATATTGTTTAAGTCTGGTTGAATTACTGATTGAACATTTATAAGCCTAGCTCTTGGTTCCCAATTTTTTATTGCCATTGCAATTTCTTCATTTACATCATCTTCTATTAAATCATCATTTAATTCAAATAATAAACCTGATAAATCAGCACCAAAATTATGTGAAAACGGTTTTTCAAATTTATTAGTCATTAATAAATTCTTTATGGCCTGTTTAACTGCTGCAGCATCTTCTTTTTTAAAAACATCACCATTAGTTTTTTTATTAAATGATAAATTAATATCCTTGCTCGTCCGCGTTCCCGAAGTAATAATACTCGGAGTAGATAAAATGCCATCTTCTGTTGCAAAAGCTCTTGTTACCATTTTGTTTATCTTCTATTGTTTATTCTATTTATACATTTATTTGTTATTTTAAACTCCAATTAAGGCCTCCGCCGGTGCGAGATGCGCCTAGAATAAAGTCCTCTGCGCCTTCTTCAATAGCTATATACAGATGTTTAGATGGGATGGCTCTACTTATATACACTTTATATTCTGAAGGACCAAATCCATAGCCATTGGATCCATATCTATCAAACCATTCTTTTTCACCTTCAACATCATGATATGTAAGAGTACTTCCTGGAGCATGTTTACCAGCTTTTGCTGCTGCCAATAATTCTTCTCTACTGCCATACGTACCAGATGGTAATTCTGTTTCTATTTTAGCTTTTTTCGGTTTAGGTTCTTGTACCTGTTTTTTCTCTTCAACCGGTTTTGCTGCTTCAGCTTTTGTTTCGGCAGTTTGATAAACTTTATTTGTCCTCGGTGCTGGTAATGATCCACCTTCTTCATCTCTCATAGAAAACAAACTAGCATCCTTATACACAGAAAAATCACCTCCCCAGCCAAGACCATGCTCTCGAGCAATTTGCGATATTGCACTAGGGAAATCATGAACTAATGTAGTACCTTTTAAATTCTGAGAAATATTTATGTTTATTCCTAATCCAGATGCGTTTGATGTCCATAAATCTTCACCAGTAAATTCATCTGGAAGATTTGAATATTTTTGAGTAGTGGTCGCATATCCATCAAGAGTTTTGATTTCATAATTATAATCTGGTCCTTCAAGTTTATTAATAAATGCTTGAAAGTTATTCCATACAGCACCAGAAACAAATGTGTAAAAGCCATTTTTTGTTTTAATTTTCTTTAACCCTTCAGCAGTAATTGCCGGCGTTGTTGGTTCTTCAAGTTCAACTGATCCTGTTTCACTTAAAGAGATTTCAATTAAGTCTTTAGTTGATTGAACTTCGTTATTAAAGTGAGTTTCTATTTCTTGCTTAAAAGTAACATTATAATTTTGAGGTATTTCTGGCATTACTACAATAATACTAGCGTACAATATTTTTTCACCAGAAGATAATTCATCAATTTCATAAGTATCATAAGACATTATTAATTTATCATATTCAGCATTATCTTTTAAGTATGCTGCTAAATCAAATGTAACGCCTGGAGATAGATCTCCACTTCTTGAGTTACGTACTTCAAAACCAACTACTCTTCCTGTTGCAGATAGTTTTGTTATAGAATCACTTGGTGCAGAAACATCTGTTGTTCCTAATTTTTGTACCCCTTCAACTATTTTTATGTTAAAGCCTTCCATAAACTTTGGTACTTTTACTAATTTTAATAATTTAACAGTTGCAACTAAATTTCTTGCCATTCTGTGTCTTTCAACTTGACTCATATCATTCATTGTTTCAGAGTTCGGAAAGAATTTAGCTACTGGTATTCCAGGTGAAAGAAGAGTACCCATTTTAATGTCTTTTATATTATTTGGATTATATTGTGCTTCAGGAACAATAAATTTAATTTGCTTTTTAGATGTGTCTGTTGGTTTATATCTAATAGTTTTAGCTCCTGGATCAGCAGCTCCAATAGTATTAGAACCCATTCGTGATTGAGTTTTCTTTCCTAATATTCTATTGACATGTGGCGGGACTTTTTCTGTATAAGAAGAAGATAATGTATCATTTGCAATACACTCATTTACAAATGCTAAGTTAGATTTATTTGCTGGGTTCCGTAATTTAATTCTTATTTCAGCTGTGGTAAGTGGTTTATCAGTAACTCCAGCAGTTGTAACTGTTTTATCCATATAATTGTATATGCCATCATCGTCATCTACAAAAACTGATTGTACCATATAAGCAGATTTATCTAAAAATAATGATGTAGTAGTTTCAGTTGGCAATGGTTTTAAATTATCTAATCCACTTGGACCATAATCACTTGCGGCATCAGTTGGCCATTTCTTTGGACCCTTTGTAGTATTTGCTGCAGTCGCATCTACAGCATCAGCCGTAGTATTAACATTTGTAAATCCAGCTGCAACGCCATTTGTTGGCCCTACATTTGCAGTATCAGCAGAAATTGCTTGATCGGCCATTCCAGTTAAGTCGCCATGAAATGTTGTTGCGTGCATAGATGTTGAATTTACTCGAGTTGAATTAATGGTTTGAGTATCTAATGTATCAGTTGCGTACATACTTTTTGTAGTAACAGTATCAAGTGCGTTTATTGAGTGGCCAGTGTACATATTATAGTTATACATTACGATATTCTCACCACCAATAGTTCCGGTATTACCTGTAGCAGTTAAATCCTGAGCAACAATATTAATATTAGGTGATGTTAAACTAATTTCGGTTTGTGATGTAAGAGTTGTAGATCCTTTGTGGTTATAATCTGATTCACCTCTTACAATAAATTCATAATCTTCTTTTACTGAAGTGCTTAGTTTTCCAAGAAATGTATTTGTAACATCTTTTAATACTGTAGTGCTTTTTACTTTTTGAATAGTTTCAGCCATCATACCAATAATTCGTTTAGTATAAGACC